CTTCTCTCGCACGAGCTTCACGGCAGCGTCGAAATCTTCGCGTTGCTCGCTCGTAAGACGGGGGGGGCTGGCGGTCGCGAGCGCAGCCTGCGCCCTCAAGGACCTGTCAACATTCTTCTTCGAGCTTGTGGGGATCCTATACTCCCCCTTCTTGCACCCGTGGCGCCGCTCATCGTAATAGCGCGTCGCCAGCGCTCGCAGTCTCCTCTGTAGGTCGGATTCCTCCTCCCTGTACTTCTTCGGCTTCGGTGGCTTCGAAGACTCGTAGGAGCCTACACGGCGGAAATAAGGGTTGCCGTCTATATCAAAAATTGCCTCCCCGTCCTGGCCGGGGGACCACAGGGGCGACACTTTCTGCATGTAATCACGCAGGAGGCTGTTCGAAGGGGTCGCGAGGACTGTTCTAAGCCTCTCGCGCACATCCGCTGTCGCCTCTTCCCTGTAATAGGCGATCTCCCGCAGCACACGAGGAGCCTCGCCGCGCAAGATGCCGTGCTTCCACGACCTCACATTGCGGTCTACGTCAAGAAGGATATTCGCGCGTACGACAGCGAGCGCCTCTTCTGCGGCGCTCTCGCCGGGATGAATACCGGAAGGCGGCGAAAGTGCGGGTCCCGGGCCAGCGCTCTTGAGAGGCAGCACTATTGCCGGCTGCGTTCGAGCGTGGCCATACGCGTTATAGTCGATCACTTCTTCCTCAAACCTCTCCCAGGCGGCATCCGAGAACTTCTTGAAATCGTCATCCTCGTTCTCAAGCTCCTGGTAATACTCAAACCACTGCCGCGCGGCGCGTTCTTTCTTGCTCTCGCGCGATTCGCCCTGGCCTTCTGTAGAGACAGCGCCGCTTTGGAGGCTGTCTCCCCACTGTTGGAGTCGCTCAAGCAAGGGGTGTTTGTACAACCCTACTTTCTCGAGGTTGGCCACCATGGCGTCAGTGTGCATGAAGAGGTTCGCTCTCCCGCGGTGCTTCGACAACGAGTGAGAGGGCTGTCCCAGCCACAGGCCCGCAAGCTTGTACCCGCCTTGCACAACCCCTACGCCAGACGAACTGGCTCCGGGCTGAGAGACGATGTGGGCCAAAGCTAGACCAAGATTGTGGGTGCGGAGATCCGCCTCCGGGATCGAGCCCTCCTCCTTGACAATGCTACCGAAATCATCGGTCGCGTACGTAATAGTGCCGCGCTGCAGCTCATAATTGCGCGTGATGTCTTTGTCCTTCAGCGTCTTCACTCCGATCATCGAAATCTCATCTTTCTCAAGAGGAATGGCCATAAAATCCAAAAAGGTGCACGTGTGCCTCCCCTCGTTCCACTGTGGCGCCCCGAAAGAATCGAGGTAACGCGCCCTGTCGAGCGAAATGCGAACGCCCGCTTGGCGGCCGGCCACGGAGGTGGTATTGGTGCCCCTCACGATGATGTGTGTCATGCCTGCTGTCTTGTGGCGGCACATCACCAAAATGTTGTTGAAGACCACGCCCGCTGAAAACATGTTCAATAGTGAATCGTGGACAAGAACCTGGCCTTTCTCGAGAGATGAGGGTCTAGCGTTGCTCCTCAGGCCTGTCAAAGCGCTCTCGCCTGGCGACAAGTCTATTGGCCGCGCAGGCTCAAGGATGTCCCAGTTGTACGCCGTAACCTCCGCTCCACAGGCATCAATCGTCGTCGAGCCTCCCGTTAGCTTAACGCGACTGATGGAGTCGTCCTGGTGGCGCACAAAATCCTTCTCGTTCCAGCGAAAATAGCCGTACTTCGTCGGCGGTCCTCCCGAAACGCAATCCGCGGGGCAGCCGCGTCGGCAATACTCGGACAGCCAAACCAAAAAGGAAACGCCAGGCGACAACACCTTCAGCACGCAATATAGCAACCGGAGGCAAATGCGCTTCACAAAGGGGTAAATCTTCCCGCGCGCGCACGCAAGCCTGTAGAGCCCATAAAGCAGCCCGATGTGCGTATATGCGCGAGCCACACTAGGCTCCAGGCCAACAAAATCTAAAACTCCATCTAAATAACCCATAATTGCTTGACA